AGTATTAGTTGTTGAATATACATATAATTTTATATTAGACACAATGTTTTTAGTCCATATAAGATCATTACTATAATGTGCTATAACTACTGCATTCATTTTAAATATTTTTTATGAACCCAAATAGATTCGGATTGATTTTTACGTAAGTTATATAATTAAATTGAATTTGTAAAAAATCATTTTTTTCTAAAAATTCTTTTACATCAGGATATAATTTTTGATTTTTCCACATTTTCACGTGTTCACACTCAATTTGAATGATTTTAATATTTTGTATTTTATCTTGGAATCCTTCTAACGCCTCGTATTCTGCTCCTTCAACATCTAATTGACATATATCAATTTCATTTAATTTAAAATTTTCTAATAATCTTTTTCCAGTAATTCCAACAGTTTCAATGATATCGGTATGATTTACTTCGTAATGGTTATCAATTCTATCTAAAATAGAACTTGAACCGGTACTTATGCTAGCATTAAAAGTTATATTTTTATTCTCATTAAAAATTGCAGCCTTTATCAAATTAAATTGAGGGTATTTTTCTGATATAATTTTTTGTTGTGTAGGGTGTGCTTCAACAATATAAATATTTTCTGCAGGTATATCAAATTCAGTAGAAAGAAAATATGAATCATCACCCGTATATCCTCCTATTTCTAATATATTTTTAGGGTTTATAATGGTGTTATTTTTAATTACATCTACAAACGTTTTTAATGTATAATAATTAAGATAATTAGAAGGAGTAAGAATTTCGTTCATAATATTTGATTTATTAATTTATCTATTTCATTTTTATATTGATTATAAGGACGTAATGAATGACAATCATAATACATTCCCAACTTTAATTTTTGTTCACTATAGTTCCAATTGCTTCTATCTATTCTTGTAGATCGTATATCTCTTTCTAGTTTTAGGTAAGGTTTGTTCTTAAGTTTTTCTGTAAGAAATATTTCATCAGCTGACCACGAAATTTGATTATTTTCTCTATAAATAGGATCATTTAAGACATTTAATTGATCTTCCCAATTATCTTTTAAATCTAAATATTCTTTAAATGTTCTTCCTAAAGCAATATTGAACATAATATTTATATGACCTCCATCAATACTTGTGATCACGTATCTCAATGAATCAATATCTTTAATTTGTGTTTTGAAAAACCAATGTGATATTGGAAGCAGATCCATGTCGCTTGTAATGCATATGTCATCAGGGTAAAATTGTAAATGCCACAATCTTGCAAATTGTGATTGCGTAACTACTGAAATTCCTTGCAAAGGTTTCATTTTAATTACTGTTCCAAAGTTTTCATCTATATTTGGATCATCATGATCTATATAAATAAGTATTGGGTGTATATTAAATCTTTGTTTCCAAATTTTTGACGTTATTGGCCAAAAATCCAAATATGTTGGATTTGAATTACATGATAATAATACGTTTTTTATTTTCATAGTTTAAAATATTAATATGTTATTAAATATATATTATAATTTTTAAGTTGTAAGAAGATTTCAATGTTTATAGTTTAAATGTTATAAGCATGTATTTTTACATTTTCTTAATTATATTGGTTTATAATTAAAGGGAGTTATTGACTTTTTTAACGCATCGGGAATATCATTTAAAAATTTAACTTCTGGAGGAGCCAATTGTCGTATATTGATAGCTAAGCAATGTTCTGTATCTACTTTAAATTTTGGATTAATGAATAATTTATTCATTTTAGTATTTTCTCCTATTAAAGTTTCGGGATGGAATTGAATTTGAAAAAAATCGTGTAATTTTCTGTAATTTATTCCTATAGATGCAAATTTTTGAATACTTTCGTAATTTCCAATTGCAAACCAATCACACATTGATTGCCATCTTCCATCAAACAGCACATTATACATTCCAGTAGAGGATATTATTTCATTATCTTTTATTTCAAATTCTTTCATAGGGTAAAAGAAAATGTTTCTATTCTACTAAGTATTATTGCATCATATTTGTCTTCAACTAATTTAGCAGAATGATAAATTGAATAGAATAAAGATTGTACATTATAAACACTATTAACGCAATTTCTTTTTCTTTGCGGATTTTCTAACCACTGATCAGTTTTTTTAATATCATCATTATCAGATATCATTATTTTTTTAGGAGAAAAAAGTTGTTTTGTTTTTTCTATATCAATTTGATTATCCCAAGTATGTACATAAATATCAGTTATATTAAGAGGATCTATTACATTTTGTTTCCACGCAACATACGCTGGGTCAACATACCTAAGCTGACCAAAAAATGCTAACGCTATTTTCATTTAAATTAGATTTTTTTTACGTAATTCGTTTATTGCAATATCTCTACTCCAAGTATTTCGGCCTATCATGTTATAATTTTGGAAAAGGTGTCTTCCGGACATATGTCGAGGCATTTTATTTATTTGAAATTTTCTGGTTAAATATCCTTCTGCGCTCCAAATGTCGTGATATTTAAAATATTCATCATCATATATATTCCTAACAAGATCCATTGTGCATAAATATGGTGAATCATCCATATTACAAACAACTACGTAATCTGTAGTATAATTTTCAAATATATTGAAATTGTTTAATGATTTTAATAATTTTAATTGGCTTTTTTCATATCGTTGAGACATATAGTACCCAGCGCAAAAAGATAACATAAAATTATTATCATAGGTTTTTGCATAATCTATTAATTCATTAAAATTAATATCGTCATTATCTCCACTAAATGTATCATCTTGACTCCAAAAGAAATGTGTGCATTTACTTTCTTCCAACAAACGCATCATATTTCTTATACATTCTGAGTAAGAAACACCGTTAAATCTTAAAATTTCTGTATTTTTTACTGGATTATTGTCTATAAAATATTTTACAATTTCATCGCTAGTATTATGGAATGAATATAAATTTAAGTCACATAAATTTTTAATTTCATGTAATTTTTTATCTCGAAAATAGATTTCCAATAACTGTTTTCTATCGTTACCGTACGTTTGTGTAAAAGAAATTAGCATATATCCTTGTATTTTATAATATTATCACTACATATTCCATAGCACTCTTTAAGAGTATTGTTATCATATTTACTAATTTCTGGCATAACTGCAATAGAATATTTAGTTAAACGTTTATTAGGATAAGTCCATAAATATCCATTAGAAGTCAACGCAACGTCATCTTCTTGATGCCAAAAATATATTCCATTAAAGTTTATATCCTTAAAATGGACTAAAGTTTCTATATTTTTGCAATGTATCCATAAATTTCTTATATATAAAAAATGATTATCCAGTTTATACTGTGGATAATCATGTCCTGAAAATAATTCATTGTTTACGCGCCACACGTCAATTTCTACATTATATCCTAAATACAAAGCATTTAAAACATAATTAATTGAATTTTCTTTTTCAGAGTTTTTTTGTTCAATATTTCCTCGATGTGATATTAATATCATTATTTTGACTTAAAAAATACTGTAAATCTTCTGGAGTTCCTAAACCCCACATTTCTTCTATATTATATGTTATAATTTTCTTATTATCTAAGATATATTCATTAAACACTGGAGCTACATAAAATTCATTATTTACTCTAATATTTTTTGAGATCATTTGTTCTGCATATTTTACATAATCACTTCCCTTTGAATACCAATAAATTCCCGCCGTTGCTAATTTACTTATAACCTTTTTTTCTGCTACTTCTTTAACATAGCCTTCATCATTTACTTTAGCGTAACTCCATTTTGGATGCGTAGCTTCGAATGTTAAAATACCTGCATCTGCGTGTTTTTCTTGAATAGCATAAAGAAAATCAACAGGATTCCATTTAATATACTGATCCGAATTTGCAATAATTAAAGAATCCTCATTATTAATAAGATCTTTTGCTAATAAAGTAGTGCATGCTGCTCCTTCTGTAATATCATCTATAATTATTATATCACATCCGGGAGAAATTATTGAAAGTAATTGCTTCATATTATACGTATCGTAATGTTCTTTTCTTACGACAAATATATAATGAGCGGAAATTCCTAAGCTATCAATGACTATTTGAATCATTGGCTTATTTTTTATGTCAATTAAAGGTTTTGGAAAAGTGTATCCTGCTTGTTCGAATCTACTTCCTTTTCCTGCCATCGGTATTAATATATTTAAATTATTAATTTGCATCGGAGTATTAATCTTACAGTTAAATTTGCGTATTATTTTTTCGTAGGTAACATCATCAGGATTTTTTACTATTAAAAGATTACATCTAGAATTTATTGCAGCTTCTATTCCTTTTGGAGAATCTTCTATGATTAACGTATTTTTTGGAAGTGCTCCTGAATCTATAAGACATCGAAAATACATTTCAGGATTAGGCTTAGGCCTAATAACATCTTCATTACTATAATAATTATCTACATATTGCATTAAGCCTAAATTAATAAGAAGTAATTCTACCGTTTTACGTATAGAATTAGATGCAACGTAAATTAAAAATCCATCTTCTTTTAATTTTTTAAAAATATTTATTAATTTTTCGTTTTCTTTAATTTGCGATTTAATTAACTCGAATGTTTCAGACTGTTTAAACTCATTTACCTGTTTAAATTTATCCAGGGGTAGTGTTTTACGAAGATGAAGTATTTCTAATTTCCGCTGTGTTGGCAATCCGTCATATATTTCTAAGTGCTCATCATAAGATATGACATATTTTTCATCTACTTTTTTTAAGGCGCTATTGAGTGCATTAAAATGAAGTTCTTTGGTGTACACTAATACACCGTCTAAATCAAAAATTATCAATTTTTTCATTTACTGACAATATTAACCAACCATTCTTCGAATTGCAATAAATTATTTTCGAGTTTATTTTTTTGGTCGGTTGTGAATATAGGCTGTTCGTATATTTCTTTGAATTTTTTCCAATCTTTGTCTACTTCTTTTACTATACTTAAATCAATTTTTGTAACGTTTAAAAACGCATCTTTATTCCAATCCTCGGTTACTCTTGGATCTCCCCAGTATATTGGCATACTACCTACTAAAAACGCATCCATCAATTTTTCGGTGCAATAATATTTATATGGAGAATTTTCATATGCCATTATAAATTTATGCGGATGATTTACAAAAAACTTATATTTAATATCTCTCCAATATTTTTCATGGGATAATTCCTGTAAACTTGTATCATTATTCATGTATTTTCCATACGAATGAACCTTTTTGTATTGTGATAACATACTATACGCGGAATTTCTCATAAAATTAGATGGATTAGATACTATAAAAGCACACCATCTTTCAAATTCAGATTCTGCATAGTTTTTACGGTTGTATAGTTTTTCTTTTAATTCTGGCCAAAGTAACAAATAAATTTGCCATAACGGCAAACGAAAATTTTTATTACTATGAGGATCAAAAGAAATAGAGTAATCTGAACCAAATTGTTCCGGCCGCCAATTTTCTGCTAAAATAAGAATCTTTTTACATTTATATTTAGGCGTTTCGCTCATTCGATTAAATATTGAATGAAATATTACATCAGGATTATTTCTATCAATTTTAATATCATAATATTGGCGCAAAATGGGACTTATAAAATCTTCAATATTCCACTCAGGCCAAAAATCCACAAATGCTATTTTAAGTGTTTCCATTTTTATTTTATGGTTTTTCTATGACTAGGTTTTATCATTTAAAATTTTATAAAATCATTATGTTTAAATAAACCTTCACCGTGAGCTATTTTGAAATTTTGTCTTACCCACCAGTAAGATATTGCAGGCTCCAGATGTAAATCATCATTTGCAAATTGAGATACAGTATCAATGTAAAACTTAGTTTCATACATACATGGATTGTTTGTAAAATTGGCCCATCTACTAGATGCAATAAAATAACTATTTATCTTTTGAATTTTATCCGGAAAATCTATCTCAGGCGATTCTTTCCAATGAATACAATCTAATAAATGCGGGCTATATAATTGTGTAATTGGTTCATAGTGGTTTAATTCATTATTTTCATATACATTTTTAGAATATAAAGGATCTCCGGGATTTTTTCTATGACGGTATCGTACAGCTGATATTCCCGTTTTTAATAATTTAATTCCCAAGTTTAATCTATTAAATGTTACGTCTTCATTTTCTATAAGTTCCCAATCATGTTCTAAAGTAATAAAATAAGGCTGCGTAGATTTTTTTGCTAAATCAATAAATGCATTTCCTATGCCAACATTTTTATCGTATCCTATATACGATAATGAAAATGATTTAGCAAGTCCAATATCTTCTTTTGATATTTCCTGAAATGCTATATTCGCTTCAGACACAATATTAAATAACCCCAGTGATTTATACGAATTAAGTGTATTATTTAATATTTGGGGTGAATTCCAAGACAATATTCCGATTGATATGGGTAACTTTTTACTCATATAAATTTTATTTTAGATCTGCTATAACTTCTGGCAATTCACCCATAAAAACTTCACAATGAGTCCAAACCCATGGCCAAATAGGATGAAGATTTTTAGATTCTAAAGTCCAAGGCAACCAAACTTCATTATACCATTTATCACTATCAAAATCCATACTATGACCCCATGTTTTTATTTTTCTATAAAGCTGTTCGTCAGACAATACATATGATCCATGATAACAGATTACTTCTGGAAGCGTCATGTGATTACCACCATGTACGTTTCGTATATAATCATACTTATTTACTGTATGAAGATTGACAATTGTTTGGTTTGTTCCACCAATTTTTCCTTTATCATTGCTTATGATAATGTATTTAAATGATTTCCAAAATGCATAAAGATCAATAGCAAAAACGTCTACCTCAGGATTATCTTTTACAAGTTGGAGTATTTTTTCAAAATCTTTATGAAAGAAGAATTCATCTGCATCTTGAACCATTAAATAATCAAATCCATCTTCTTTTGCGCGTTGAAGACAATAGTTTCTTTCATCTGTATCACTCATCCAATCTCCTTCAATAATAGTAATTTTATCTATGTATTTTGATTGTTTAATGATATTAATATCAAATTTATTTTTATATGTAATTCTAGCACTTGGGTTATGTCCCCAGGGAAGTTCACTGTGCATTACATAGATATGATCTACATGTGAATATGCATTTTCAAGATTTCGCATAATCCATTGCCCTTGATCAAAGGTTATTACATAGGTTGCAAATTTCATATAGTTAACTTATTAATGTGTCATCAATTGACGAGTTTTCATATCCTTGGCCATATACTTCTTCCATTAACTCGATTAAATACTCTTGATCATTTTTGCTCAAGTTTGTATTAGTCAAAAAGAGATCTATTTTGTTTAAAAGACTTTTTAATAAATCTAAAAACAAAGATGATCTCTCAATAATTTGCTTATTAGACAATGTTTTCATAATTTAAAATCTTATCTTAGTCCATTTCTTTTCTTTTTTATCCCATTTTAACTGAAAATAAGGTGATACATCTGCAATAAATTCTTCTTCCGTATTCGTAGATACGTCTTGTGTTTTAATTTCTAAGGCTATTTTTTCTTTATTTATAGTCATTTTCATTTACACCTAACAAGAAAACTGATTTGATTTTTTCATAATTTTTATTTTCGCCCCTAATATTTGAACTTAAATTTTTTGAAGGAATGACAAGAGGCGGGCTTGCAATATAAAAATTGTACAACTTACTAGTCATCATTTCCCAAGAACCTCTATCGGCAATCATAGGACACTTGTCCATTAAGTCAATGTATCCTTCCATTGCTTTTCGATTTAAACCATACGCAATAAAACTCCAACTGGCAAAACCCTTTGTCCATCTTGGTTTAACTCTTATATTTTCAGGAAGTAAGCGATCCATAAAAGAATAAAGAAGAATACCATCTGCATCTTCTGGAATGCTATCTAAGTATTTTGGCAATAGTTCATTCCAATCTTTATGAAAAGCACAATCGTCTTCAAAAACAAAAATGTTATCGGCGCCTTCTAACAATGCAGTCTTAATAACATAGTAATGACTATGAAGAGTGCCGAATTCGTTGGGAAATGCTTTATTAAATCTTACGTAATTTCTTGATAAATCGTTGTATTTATCAGCGTATAAGTCTACGAAATGAGAAGCATAACCTAATATAACAGGGTGGAACCACTCAACATCAATACTATGTTGTTCAAATCTTTCAAGCATATATTCCCTTTTGTCAGGACGCTCTTTGAGATTTATGCAAACAACCTTATCGTATTTTTCGTTTATAAGACTCATTCAGATAATGGTTTTGTGTGTTCATGTTGAAGTACTTTCTCTTCAAGCCATCTATTTGCACGTTCATATAGGAGTACTTTCTCCTCGAGCCATCTCTCATAGCTTCTAAATCCTGAAAGCAAAGATTCTTTACCAGTGTCTTGTTTATAAGCTAATCTAGGGCCAATACAACTTACTTTATTTAGTAATTTAGAATAACGTTCTTCTAGCCATTTGACATAATCAGGCTTTAAATAACCATTATAATTACAGCCGCCCTGATTACCCGGAATGTTTACATTATATTTACCGAATGTGGGTGCACAACCTGTATCAAATCGATACTCAAGTCGTAAGTCTAAAGTTGTCATCATGTTTTAAAATAGTGATTTGGGTTTAACAATTTTTGCTTTTTCTACTTTTGCTATGTTCTCTATAAGGTCTGCATATATATAATTAATATCACAGTGATTCCGTGTTACTTCTAAGCTGCAATCTAAGTATTTTTTATGCAAAGCCTTGTTAGAATATATATCGTTTATTTTTTCAACAAGTTCTTTAACGTTTGATAAATCTTTTTTAAGAAATAGGCCATACGTGTCTAAGTCTATGTATTTCTTATCAGTTTGTTTTCCTTTTTCAAAAACCCAAGTATTTTCTGCCCAATGATAATCAAACATGGGAACACAACCAACACCAATAATTTCACACATGGCATATTCAATACTATTACCATAGGCATCTGCATTTAAGTGATAAAAATCTGCGCCAACTAAAGAAGAACTAAGAGTCTCCATTCCGTCTTCATATTCATAAGGACCCCAGATGTATATGTGTTTAAGGCTTCTGTCTTTATGATCAGCTGGCAATATGCCGTTTTCAATAGATTTTTTGTTAACTTCAATAATATCGTGCTTACGAATTTTTTTACCAATGTCATCATAAAATATGTGAAGAGCACCAAGAGATCTTTCAACGCCTTTCATTTCAAGATGAAGGTTATTTTCCTTGGCATACGGGAGAAATGCAAACAATCTCTCGGGCTGTTTAAATGTTGCAAATCTTCCAAGATACGTTATTTTCTTATAATGTTCTTTTTTTCGATATTGCACTAAATTATCAAAATTAAAACCATTAATTAACGGGATATAACGATCTCGAATATCTTCTCCAAAAAGCTGTACAAGTTTATTAAAGAATGGAGATGTGGCGCTAAAGCTTACAATTCCATCGCATAATTGGCAAATTTCAAAGAAATTAGCGTTTCTATGTATTGATGCTATTTTATGATCATTTTGAAAAATAATCTTTTTAGTTTTAAGATCTTTCATTATTTTTAGAAAACCGTCTTGAGCCCATTGTGAATGTTTAGTAGATGGAACTGAATGAATAAATACGTAATCAAACTTGTTCAAGACATCATCTGCAAATGTATCTATATTGTCTTTTGTAATATATTCATAATCGGGCATATTCTGGAATTTACCTCTTCCCCATTTTTTATCATCAACAACATAAACTTTAAAATCGATACCCGATTTTTTAAGATATGCAGCTAATTCAATTACATAACGTGTAATTCCAGCGCCTTCAACGCCTCGTCCTAATACTTGAGCAACTTTCATATAATTTATTTTTTATAGTTAAAATAGTTTTTTAACTTTTGGTTTTAACAGCTTCTTTTTTTCTCTTGGATTTTCTTTAAGAATATCATCTATATTTTCATGCACATAATTTTGCCCATTAAAATAATTATAACAATCTCTCATTAATGGAAATTTATTTGTAACACTAAAATGCACTAGCGGTTGTCTCGCAGGATATTCTTTCATTTTTGAAAAGTATTTCTCAATAATATCATGTGTTTTTATAGTGTTTAGTTTTTCTTTGATACCTCGTAAATGAGAATAAAAAGACAAATATATCTGTGATAATGTGTAATTTTCTAATCCTATTTTTGGGAATACAATATTTAAGAAGGGAGTATCAATGTAAAACACTTGTGCACTGGCATTTCTTGTTGATTTACTTTTTTCATTTAATTTTTGAATATACTCTCTATCATCATAAAGAATAGAAATGCATTCATCGAAATGTTTTGTAAAATGTTTTCGTAATTCAGGAATAGTATTTTTAGGAAAATAAAAATTTGTAGCACAAGCACTTAAAGTATAATCATCTCTATAGTTTTCATTTATCCAATTTTTTATTTTGGGCCATTCATTATAATATTCATGAATCTTCAAAAACATATCTTTTGCGTAAATTGCTTTTTCAGATTCAACAACTTTTTCAAATGAGTCATTAAAGAATAAAACATCATCGTCTGTAAAATAAAATGAATCATCTATAAGATTCTCTTTTAACAACATATTAAGAAAATATACCTTACTAAATGTTGTTAATGTTTCAAGATAATTTTTTCCATAATATTTCCTAAAATCATTTTTATCAAAAATTGTGGTAGTTTTGGGATCAATAATTTTACAAAATTCGCTAGAATCATCTTGATCTACATATAAGAATAAACGTTTATTGAGAAATTGATGATGCTTATGTGTATAAAACAGTTTAAAGATTTTAAAATTATGTGTGGTTACAACTGTAATCATACTATTCTTCTTTTGATAAATAATGTTTAAGTGCTTCTCTTGGTGTTGGTTTCCATTCTTCTGCTTCAATAAAAAAAGTAGTTTGTATGTCTCCAGTATCATCACCAAAGTCAGCATTTTGAAATCCTGATGTTACAACTGCCCAGTTTCCATTGTCATCATAAAGAAGATTGGGCGCATGTCCAAGTTTTGAAAGTTGCTCCATGATAAACTCAAATTCTAGATCATCTTGATGTTTATTAAGAAGGCGGATAATTTCTTCAGCAAGCGTATCAATTTCTAACATTAATTTATCAAACCTATCAATTTCATCATGATCTTCGGTTTCTTTAATTTGCGAAAACAGTTCATAACGAAGATTTTGCGTTTTTACAATGTAATCTTTGATTGATTGTTCCACGTTTTTAATTTTTTATTTGAATATAAACAAAATCTTTTATTTTATACTGCCAATTCTTGTTAAAGTTTTGTTAAATAACACACGAAAAGGGATTTTTCGTCCCTTTTCACAAATCATTTAATTTAAAGAATTTTGCCTTATATTTTATCCATTATAATCAAGACATGAATCGCTATTAATGTATTCAACTGCATCTTTTAATGTTGCGAATTCTTTATATTCATCGATTTCATAGTCTACATCATAGTCAAAATCCTCAATATTCCATTCATCTATGGTTAAATCTCCTCTTTCAATTTGTCGATTTTCTTCTCTTGAAAATTTTCCATTTCGTCTTTCGCCCTTTTGTTCAACTACGTATTTATCTGGAGCTTCTTTAATAAGAGTCACTCCAATGTTTAAATAGTCAAAGTTTCCTCCGTATCCTGACATAGGATGAATTACATTTCCATTCCAAAATACAATATTGTCGGTGTCTAAGTCAAATTCTCTAATGTCATCTAATCCGTAATCATTTTCATATAATTCGTCATTAAGTGATTGAAAAAGAGGTTCTTTATCGTTTTTTTCATTTTCACTAGTATCGTATTCATCATCGGGGCTATTCATCCATTCAATTACATCATCAAAGTATTTTTTAATACTTTCAATACTTTCATTTGTTTTCATATATTGCTTAAGCAACTTAACTACTTCAGTATGTCCATTTTCACTTGCCCATAGTAAAGCCTCATCGTTATAAGCATGAACATCGGCACCAGCATCTAATAAAAGTTTGACTATTTCTACATAACCATTACCACTTGCCCATCGTAAAGCTCTATCATTAGAAAAATGTATATTTGCGCCTGCATTTATTAGCGATTTAACTGCTTTTGTGTGACCACGTCTACTTGCCTCTATTAGAGCCATATCTTTTTCTTCCTGAGACATGTTTTTAAAATCTTTTGCAGAATTTCTTGACATATTTGTTCTAATTGAGCTTTCTCCTAAAAATTTTCTGAATTTAGAATTTTTATTAGCTTCAATTTTTTTCTTTTCTGATTTCTCAACTTCTTTTCTTTCTTTATCTTTTTTGGCTTTATATTGAAGTATGATATTTTTCATTGCTGCTTTAAATGTATCGTTATAAAACTCATTAAAAGCATTTACAACATTATTTGAACCACATCTAAAGATCTCTTCTCTTTCATCGCCAGATATGTCATACACAACAAAGTATTTTTGGGGTTCTGTGAAAGACAGCGTTTCCTCGCTTGGCATATCTCCGGCTATAGGTTCTCCTATCGGTGACATTTCTTCATCAGGACTTTGTTCAGGATCATTTGTAGCATCTTTTTCCGGAGAATCATCTAAATCTAATCCAAGATCTTCTTCACCATCACCTTCAGCTTCAAGAACCTTTCCTTCAATGATTTCTTCTTCTGGCTCATCTGTTGCTCCCATACCGCCATCTATACTTCCATCTGAAAGTGTTTCAGCAGGCAATACTAGAACGCCTACAACAAAATCACTATCAAAAAGTTTATAAACATCTCCGGTTTCAGTAAATCCTTCTTTCTTTTGTTTATTTTCTTCCCAAAATTCTTTGTATTTAAGAATTTCTCCTTTTGCATTTTTCTTGAAATCCTCAAAATTCTTTTTGATTTTTTCTATAACTGCTAAACCATCTTGTTCTTTTTTCTTA